TCACCGATCAATTGGAGGGATACTGGCGTTGGCAGTTCTCCTGGGGCGGGCCCAGCGACGAGCTGCGGGCATTCGTTAACGAGAACAAAGAGATCCATCGCCTGGAATATTGGTTCATGGACTGGATGGACGGAGCGAAGCTGGAGCTGACACCTGGCTGGAATGAGTGGGACAGGATGCAGGAGATGATTGAGATGGCTACATGATCCTGCTCATTACATTGCTTCTTGCATCGCATCACCCATACCTGGGCGCAGCGGTGCTGGCTGCGTACCTGGCATGGACCTCACTGTGGTAGAAACCTGTCTCCACCTCCATTCCATTACACAGAGCTTTTGGTTTAGGGTATATATAGGGATACACAGGAGTCCCCACGGGGAGTGAGTGGAACTTCGTGTGAAAAAAGTTATTGACAAATAAAGTGGGATAGTATATAAAGGAATAATTAACCAGAAAGACGAAAGGATAAAACAATGTCGAAAGCTGTTAATATATTAGAAGTGCTAGAAAAAGCACATCAAAGTTCTGCTAGTGTTAGCAAAAGAAATAAACAGGCAATCATAGATGCCTATGGTCGTGCCTTAACTATGAAGAAAGTATTAGACGACTTCATAAAAGTAAATCGCAATCTTATACTTGATATGGGAGTTAGTGAAAATGCAAACCTATTGCATGGAAAGGATTACTCTATTCATGTATCGCAAAAACTTAGCGTTAAGGTTGATACGAATCTCGTTAAAGAAAAACTTGGCGAGTTGGAATATCATAAATGCAAAGTGCCAACGCAATATAAACAAATACAAGCGTTGCCTATTGAAGAGGCAACAGTTCGCAAGAATAAAAAAGCAACGATTGAAGAAGTTGCTGATTTCCGAATAACTGCCTAGTACCGATAAATTGCCTAGTCAGTTTGTGGGCGACTTCGGTCGCCCATTTCCATTACCCATTACTTCGGACTAGTGTTTATATAGTATATAAGGATAGCAACAGAGTTGCAGACGGAGTTGCGTGGGTCGTGTCAAGTAAAAAAAGTTTTCGAATGTTCTTGATTATAAAATAGAATGGGAGTATACAGGTTTTGGTAGCTCTCCCAACATAAGAAACAGAACGGAGGGAATAGACAACAGGGTGTCCCTCGCTACTATAAGAAAGGAGAAATCACAATGCCAGATAATGATGACTACTTATCTCGTCAGTTGCAATTAGTTAGCCAACAGTTCGGTGTAACTAATCCAACAGACCAACCAATTACTAATCAGCAACATACTGATAATATTAATTGGAAAGCACTTTATAAAGTTCTTGAGAGTGAAGTTGAAACTGTTATCCTTGATCCTAACTGTCCGAGTTATGTCAAGGAATGGGGTCAACGTATCATGTCCAAACTAGCCGAACACTTACCAAGAAGGTAAGTTACCCTCGAGGGCTGGTACGAAGGGCAGTATTTACTGCCCTTTTTTTATGTCCAATCACCTGCTGCCTGGTAAATTCTACGCTGCTGCGTGGCTTCACCAGGTGTTCACCAGTCAGGTTAGGTACTTAAAACCAACCAGAAATACCATATCTTGTATCTCGACCCCCCACCACACACAATTTGGGGGTGTTGCTGTGCAGTGTGTGTAAAGTGTAAGTTTTACACGAACACAGATTATGATATAACTTTTTGAATTATGTCTGAAATCCCAACGGAAGTTTTAAAATACGAATTAAGGAAATTGCAAATAAAAGTGGCCGAGGAGTCCCGTTCCTCCTACCTTACTTTTGTAAAAAAAGTTTGGCCTGACTTCATTGCAGGTTCACATCATAAAATTTTTGCAAAAAAATTAGAAGATGTTTCACGTGGAAAGATAAAGCGTTTAATTGTAAACATGCCTCCACGTCATACAAAATCAGAGTTTGCTTCACATTTGTTTCCTGCGTGGATGATGGGTAAGAATCCTAAGCTAAAAATAATTCAAACTACTCACACAGCTGAGCTGTCCTATAACTTTGGTAGAAAAGTACGTAACTTGTTTGAACAAGATGAATTTAAAGAAGTATTTCCCGATGTTACATTATCTCAAGATTCCAAGGCTGCTGGTAGATTTACCACGAACAAAGGCGGCGAATATTTTGCAGCTGGTGTAGGCGGTGCAATCACAGGTCGTGGTGCAGACTTACTTATCATTGATGACCCTCACTCGGAACAAGATGCACTGTCAACGACAGCGCTAGACAATGCTTACGAATGGTACACCTCGGGCCCCCGTCAACGTTTACAACCTGGCGGATCTATTGTCATTGTTATGACCAGATGGTCCACGAAAGACCTAACAGGAAAATTAATGAATAATCAAACAAATGAAAATGCCGACCAATGGGACGTGGTTGAGTTTCCAGCAATCTTGAATGAAGAACCACTATGGCCAGAGTTTTGGAAACTGTCAGAACTAGAGGGTGTTAAAGCTTCACTATCCGAACAAAAGTGGCAAGCACAGTGGCAACAGAAACCTACCTCAGAGGAAGGATCTATCATCAAACGTGAATGGTGGCAAATGTGGGGTAATGAAAAGATACCACCTCTTATGCATATTATACAAAGTTATGATACAGCGTTTAGTAAACGAGAGACAGCAGACTATTCTGCAATAACAACGTGGGGTGTATTTAAACCCGCGGAACACGGACCACCGCACATTATACTTTTACACGCAAGAAAGGGTCGGTGGGATTTTCCTGAGTTAAAAGAGATAGCGCTTGAGGAATATAAATACTGGGAACCCGAAACAATCTTGATCGAAGCGAAAGCTTCTGGTATGCCTCTTACACAAGAGCTACGGCAAGTTGGGATTCCTGTAGTTACTTATACGCCTAGTAAGGGCAATGATAAGCACGTACGTGTAAACTCCGTAGCTCCCCTCTTTGAAGCAGGACAGGTATGGGCGCCTGACGAGCGTTGGGCAGAAGAAGTGGTTGAAGAATGCGCTGCTTTCCCTTATGGTGATCATGACGATTTAGTCGATTCAACAACACAAGCGTTGTTGCGATTCAGACAGGGTAACTTTATCCAGCTGGAGTCTGATTATGTGGATGAACCCAAATACATAGAACAACGAGAATATTATGGCTGATGATGACGATATAAATATTTTTGAGGAATTTTACGATAGTATTAAGCCTGGTGGATCATTTGATCAGGGAGCTCTAAATATTGGAAAAGCTGTAACGGATGTATTAACACCAAATGAACAGACACAAGCAGAGATGGATGATTACAATAAACAAAGACAAGATGCACTAAACTTCTTATTTTCTGCGTCAGGCGTGGACCCCGAATCATTTCAAGGTAAAGCATTAGAATCACAATTTAGACAAAATAAAGAACTTCAAAAACTATTAGGATTTGATTCTAATATGTTGAAAGAATTAAAATATGATTTTGCAAAAGCAGGTCAATTTTTATTTGGCGATGCAAACGTTGGTCTTACAACCATGCAACAAGAAGGAACAAAATTTAAGGAGTTACCATTTAATCAGAAGTTAGGTATTGCCATGTTACCGATAGATGCTCTTGATATTATTGGTTTAGGTGTTCTTGCTAAAGGTGGTTTGAGCCCACTAATTAAAACAGGTATGAAAGTTTACGGTAAGAAATCAGGTAAGACGATACAAGATTTATTAAATGACGAACAAGTTCTTAAAGCAATTGAAGCAGAGCAACCAGGTTTCATACAAGAACTAGATACAACTTTAGGTGGTGGCATTATACAAAAAAGATTTATGTCAGGAAAAAAGAAACGTGGACCAACTCCAAGAGAAAGAGATGAGGGTATAAATGTACTCGGTAGAGATTTTTTACAAGAACAAAAACAAATTAAACCTGGTGTTGACCCTCAATTAGAAAAAGCAGCTAAAGAGGCAGATCAAGTTGTGAATAATTTTAGTCAAAAATATGAAGCCGCATACGCAAACAAAAAAAATAGACTTAGAGCAATTCAAAAATTAAAAAAAGATGTAGGTGAAAAAGAATTTAATAGATTAGAAAAATTATCCATACAAAAAGGATTATCAAAGAAAAGAAACTTAGCACCAGAAGGTAGTGTTAAAAAAACCACGCCAGAAGGTGAAAAGTTTATAGAAGAAAATGCTGCTAAACTAAGTGCGACTGAACTTAAATTAGCTATGACACAAGATGAAGCAACAGCTGCTAAATTTTTTTATACTGATGGTATGGGTAATGTAAAAATCCCACCTGATTCTTTTTTTAGACAATATCCTTCAGCTCAGTTTGGCATAATAAGAGAGGGTGATGTTGGTACAAAAGGTGGTAAAGCTAAGTCTGAAATAGCAAAGGAAGCTGACCAAAAAATTTATAATCAATTTGATATATTTACTGGTGCTGAAGGATTCAATATGAATGATCCTAGAGCAGTCAGAGAGGCATTTGCAAAAGCATTTGTTAGTGATGCAAGTGGATCAAAATATTCTGGATTTGACATTACAAGCCAAGATATAAATTTTAAAAGGGCCCTTGCTAGAAAAATAAATGACTACAATATGAGCAAAGGCTTTGGTGAATTTGATAAAACTAAAGGTTTTGAAAAAGGTAGAGTTTACAACAGAAATGAAATCCAACAGATAAATAGATACTTAAGCGTTGGAGAGGATAGCTTAGAAAAAACATCAATAAGAAATAAATTTGAATCTTATCTTAATACAAATGACATTTACAATAATTTAAAAAATAATATGAAACAATTGGATGATAGTTTTTATCCAGTGGTAGACGGAGTGGTTAAAAGAGATTTCTCAAATAAACTTAAACGCTATCTTAATTTTATTAGAGAAACATCAGCCGAAACAAGAAATCCTGTTCAAAATAGTTTTGATCCTTTTATTAATGAATTTGGTAATGACATGTTAGCTTTGTTAGATCCAAATTCAATTGAATATCAAAATTTTTTAAAATTTTCTTATCATGACAAAATCAGAGAAGAGGTAGGTGAATTAGCTAAACCAGCATTAAATAAAATTTTTAAGGCTCCTAAAAAAAGACCAGATGGTAGTATTAGAACTGAACAAGAAAGAATAGATGAAGCAAAAAACAGTGTACAAATAGCTCACACCTTTGAATCTTCACAAGTTGGTGAAACCGTTGGAGAGGGTTTAACAGGAGCAGGCATGATACCTGGATCTTATTATCTTGATTTGTCAAATTACAATGCAATTAAACAACCGCAATTAGAGAAAAGAGCAAGGGCTGCAGTCGATGAGTTTGAAGCGACAGGTGACAGAAGTAAACTTGATCAAGTAGACATGGAGTTAGAGGAGCTAGGGGCAGAGGTTGCTGTTGGTGATTTTGTTTTAGGTCGACACAAAACTCTTGCAGAAAAAATTACAGATATAATTGGTGGTCCTCCAGGATCGAAACAAAGAGAATTGCTTAAAGAACAATATGGTGTTACAGATGAAGAGATTGCTCAACTTGAGCAAGCAATTGATTTATTAAATGAGGCTGGTTTTAGAACAGGAAAAGTTACTGCAATGCAAAGTGGAGGTCTAGTACAAGATGTGGACGATATATTTGAAGAAGAACAGGAGTTAAGAGAAGTGCCAGAACAAATTAAAAAAATTATGCCAAGAATATCTGTTGAGTTTGGCGATGCAGCGAAAGGCACAAAACGTTCTTTTGGTGAAGAAAAACCAGAAGAAGATGTATTTGACATAGAGCAGAAAACATCTGCTGCACCGATGACAAAAACTTTTGATGTGCAACCAACAGAAAATATTTTTACAGGAGAAATGGAGCAAGCAAACCTAAAATTACCTTTATGGAAATTGTTTACTAAGCCACCTGTAAACGAAACAGCACCAATACCAACACCAAAAGAAAATTTAGATAACCCAACAAAGAAACAAAAACAAAGTTTAGAACAAGAAAAAATAAACAAACAAGATGATGTGTTTGACCCAACACCAGAGGATAATGACAAAGTTAATTTAGTTGATGATGTAACAGGTATGGATATAGCTGTAACACCAAAAACAAATCAACCAATCACAGGTGTGTTTTATTCTGACATAGAAAGAGTTTTGGCTAGACCAGATACTCCAGAAATATTTTTAAATAAAAAAGCTTTACTTGATTTCTTCCGTAAAAATAGAATCAGAGATTCTGAATTTAGAGATTATCAGATTGAATCGTTGCTTCGTATTTATGATGAAAATACACCGATACCAAAACAACAAGTCATAGATCATTTACGTCAGTCACCGATTAGAGGTATGCATGTTCATGCTACGGGTCGGGGGTCCGAGATCATTAATCCGTATGGCGAGAAACCTACAGCATATGAAGGCTATGCAGAACCAGGATACATATCAGGCACGCAACGTGAAAGAGTTTTATATATACCAAATGAAAAAATACCAGGCGATTCAGGTTCATATCCCGTTGGAATATTTCCAGGAGAATCAATTTCGAATCATGCATTTGGTATACCTAATCAAGATGATGTGTACGTTGTCGGTTGGTCACGGCTCACGGACCGTAATGCTATTCTACCAACAAAGATAGCAGCAACGAAAACACAATCAAAGATACCTGGCCTCACTCGTGAAAGAGATAGAGTACAAAGACAACTGTCTGGATTATTTGCTGAAGCACAAAACAAATTAAACGCACAAGCACAAAGACGAGGTATACCTGTTGATGAAATACAAGCTGAGTCTTTAGAACAAATGCTTAGCACTTATGCAAATACACTTAACGAAATTAGCCCTGGTTTAGTAGATCAGATGGATGATCTGATTGTAAAAGCGAGAGATTTAGATACAGAAATAGCAAAAGGATCTAATATTGATACTAGCGGCATCGTCCGTGTAGCGTTTGCCGATGAAATACAATCTGATATCATGCAAGCGGCAGCTGGTCGAAAACAAAAACTTGTTGCCACTTTAAGAAAAATACAAGACGAAGGCAAAGAGTCAACAACACTGCCACAATTAAGTCGAATAGGTAATCAAGCACTAGAGTTTTTTGAAGAAAACAAATCAGTGTTTAGACCATTAAAAAGATCACAAACAGAAGTTGATTTAATTGGAGAAAAATTAGTGAAGTTAGATGCTGAGGTAGATGAGATCATTAACAGATATATTGAAACAAGAGAACTTGATCCTGCTTCTGTTACAAGATTAAAAGAGGCATTAACACAAAACATTGATGAGATGATTAATGAACTTATTGTCATAGACAGCAAAACATATGAGGGATTATTTCCAGATATACCATTTAAGAAAAGAGAAGAGTGGGCCGATGCTCTAATTAAAAAAGATTTGTTTGAACTTGCATACAGAAAATTTGTTTTAAAAGAAGAGAATGTACCAGAATACTATGCTGTTACACCTGATCAGTTTGTCATCGACAGATACAATTTTAAAGGTAATTCAGCTACACCAATGGATGTAAGAGCTGCAGATAAGAAGGCACAAATAGATTATTTTACCGCTAGAGGTGAGTTTAAAGGTTCAGAATACAAAGGTATTGGCATGTCAGAATTTTATGGTGGCCCAAATGCTAAAACACCAGACGGTAAACACTATACGTCAACCATAGAAAAAATACTTAAAACTCAAGCAAAGTCTAATAACTCAGAACTTGTTGTCCTCAATGTGCAGACTAAAGCTGGTGCAAATGTTGTGTATAAAATTACAGATCAAAATGGAAATATGGTAGCTACTCTAACAAATCAAAATCAAGCGGATAGATTACTAAATACTAATCCAAATTATAGAGTTGAAAGAATGTCATTACCTACTGACAAGAATACAACACCATCTTTTGCTATCAAAATTACAGAAGAAATGCTAGAACCATACAAAACCCACAAAGCCAAGGGTGGACTTGTTGAGATGATTGATATATTTGAGGTAGCTTAATGGTTGAAAGAAGAATTACAGGTGAACCAACAGAGGTCGTATCTGAGTCGATTACTGTTGAAACACCAGAAGATGAGTTAACAATAGAAAACGTAGAGATGACAGATGATGGTGGAGCTATCATTAATCCCGTTGAAACACCACCAGAAGATAGATTTGATGCAAACTTAGCTGAGTTTATTGATGAAGAAGATTTACAAAATTTATCTTCAGATCTCATGCAAGAGTACAAAGATGATAAATCATCAAGAGATGAGTGGTATGATTCATACTCTAAGGGTTTAAAATTACTAGGATTTAATTACGAAGATAGAGCACAACCATTTCAGGGTGCAAGTGGCGTAACACATCCTCTATTAGCTGAGACTGTTACACAATTTCAA